TTTCGTCAGACTCTTTAGCGTCTTCTTTTTTCTTATCAATTGCTTTTTGCAAAGCAGCTGGAAGTTCGCCTTCTTTTACTGTTCCTTTTTTTGCTTTTGGATCAACTGAAGCGCCTATTGCGTCAGCAGCTCTATTTGCTGCTGTTGTTCCTGCGGCTGTTCCTGCAGCTGCAGCTCCAACTCTTCCTAAAGCCATTAATGGATTTTCTTTTACTTCTTTTTCGTCTTTTTTCTCTTCCGCTTCTTTTACAGCTTCTTTTTCTTTATCAGCGTTAGCTTTTAAAGCTTCTTTTTCTTTATCTTCTGTATCTTCAGCTTTTAGAGATTTTCCTGCGGCGTCAGCTTGGCCTGCACTTTTTTGGTGTGGGTCACCTGTAATATGTTTGACCCCTTGTGCGAAATCCGATTTTGGATCACTTGGGTGCGTAACTGCTTTAGTCAACACTTGTTGAACAGTTGCAGCCAATGATTTGGGCGCTTCAGCTGGAACGGCGTTTCTTTTTGGCAAATCTGCCTGATTGTTAGCCATTGTTATTTTCTCCTTCTTTACTTTTACTTTTTAATTAATGTAATAGATCCACTACTCCTAACGGAAAGTGTCAATTACTATTTATAAAACTACAGCTTTTTAAGAAAAGACTCAAACACTTTAGCATTAATTTCTGCTCTATTGTTTCGTGCCTTTTGATCTGCTTGTAATTTTAATTCATTTATTTCTTGCTCTTTCAAAACGCCATTGTTCCAAATCCACTCTTTTCCTTCCATAATACCTTCTACAAAGGCATCAGGAGCTGATGGATCTGCGACTATATCAGCCGCTGTTGCAAGATAAAAATCGTCTTTGACTATGTTGGCAGTACCTGTTTGAATAAGTGTGCCCATTCCTCTACTTGAAACTCCAAGTGTTGCACCCTCATCTATTAAACTTTTCACTATTTTTCCATATGGGGTATCTAAAACTCGGGCTTCGCCTATAAAATTATTGCCTTCGGGATGTAGAGCTTTTATCATATGCGAAACTCTTTCTAGGTTAACGGTAGGACCGTCTGGATGGCCTAGTTCGCCAAATGCTCTATTCTTTTCTATGAACTCTCTATTATATCTATGAACTTCTTTTTGAAGAATCTCTTTAGGATAGATCCTTCCATTCTTATTTTTAACATCGGACTGTAAAAAAACACCTTTAATGGCGTAATTTTTTTTGCCATCTCGTTCTTCTACAATGTATTTTGCTTGTGTAACTTCCTCGGTTATTAATCTCATTTGTATCTATCTCTAATTTCTCTTTATTATTTATACAAATAACTATCTAAAAACCACTAAAATCGTATAATTATCTCCATTTGCAAAGTTTTTAGTAGATAGTAAAACATCACCTGTTGGTGCTGTTGCGTTGTTTAATATCTCATTACCATCGGCACGTAAATCCCAAAACCCTTGACCAGACAACAAAACACCTGTAGCGTTTGTTGTACCATCCCATATTAATTCAACGGCAGACTTTGAATTGGATGTATTTACTGACCAAAATATTTTTGATATTTTACGATTACCGTCTTCAGTCATAAAAGTTGTTGCCGAAGCGTCAACCTTTTGTACTAAAGTTTCACCTGTGCCATCTGAATAATTGGTTAGTTTAACCGCATATTTGACACCTGTAGTATCTGTTAATACCTGTGTAGATATTGTATCAGCCATTATTAGTTACCAAAGCCAACTGATTTGATTAGTTCCAAATAAACAAAACCGTCTGTACTAGTTCCTGGTGTTAATATTATATCAGCGTCTGTAGCATCTCCAGGTTGTGTTGCACCGTTAGTGATAACGTGTGAATCAAAACTACCTGTTGTACCGCCTGCAAGATCAATCGCCTCTACAACATTTGTACCAGTAAAAGTTATTGCCACTTCTGTATCTAAAGACCAAGATACTTTTTTAATATCTAGTCTATCACCTGAAGCTTCTTTATTTGCTAATGCTGAAGCGTCAATAGTTACAGCCGAGCCATGGTCATCAAAGTTTACTAAAACTTTAGTTCCATAAGCATTATCTGTTAGAACTCTTTGTGTTACTGCCATTTCTATCTCCTTAAAATTGTTAATGTTTCTTTATCAAAATATTTCATTAAGTCTTGTTTTTGTACGCCAAATTTCTTTGCAGCTGCATTAACATTTTTTTCAAAATTAGCAATTACATCTGCGTTCCTATCAGCGGCTTTAAAAACCATATCTACAGCACGTTTCATTCTAGGAGTTAATTTATTATACTGCCTAGTACGCTTGTAGTCGTTAGCTTCAGTAATCTGTTCTTTTATAAAATTACTGAGCCACTTCATCACTTGGTACCTCTGGTGCTGGTGTTTCTGCAGCCTGATCATTACCTGTAAAAGGATTAGCTTCAGGTGCTTGTACACCTTGCTGTCCTGTGAATACAGATTTAGCCACATCAACTTTAGCATCATCTAAGGCACTAGAAACTTTATCAGCAAGAGCATTTTTAATGTCTTCTCCTGCTTGTTTACTGTTGCCTTTTTCCAAGTTATTTACAAATTTGTCTAAATTTTCTTTACTCATATTATATATTTATCTCCTTATGTAGTGCTTTTATACGAATCTCTAGCTTTCATTTCAGCGTCTTTAAAATCTTTTTTGTCTGCTTTTTGTTTAACGCTTATACTATCTTTTTGTTTTACTGTTGCCGTTTCTTTTTCTTTCCTAGGCCCACCTGCCCCATTCGTTGTGCCAGGGACTGTTTCAGATTGCTCGGGCTCGGCACCTTCTTCTTCAATTTGCTGATTAATGTCGTTAATTTCTTGTTCATTTTGTTTTAATATTTTGGTTCTAATATACTCGTTAGAAAAATATTTACCAACGTATCCTTCTAATTGTTGTGCTAATAATACCCGTTCTCTCATCATTTCGCTTTGTTTTAACTCAGCAAAATATCCATCTTGTAAGAAAGTAAATGTAATATCTCCTTGCATTGCATCCCATTCTTCTGGCGCAATAACCCCTTTTAAGATTAATTGCGTTTTCAGTATGTCATGGAATAACATACAAAATTTCTTTCTTAAACGACCTACAAATTTAGTAAACTTAACTTCATCTCTACTAATTTCTGCAGCCCGACCAAGGTTAAAACCTTGACCACCTTCTAATCTACTAATTGGTATGTTTAATGAACGATATAATTTCTTTTGGAAATATTCTATATCAGCAATCTCACCCAAGTTTTGTCCACCTGGTAAAGTAGTAATTTCAGTTCCTCTCCCACCTTCTCTACGAGGTAACCAAAAGTCTTCTAACATACTCATATAATTTCTGTCATCTCTTATTTCACCAGTAGAAGCGTCATAGACTAACTTATTTCTATATCTAGCCATAACATCTCTTAAATATTGTTCAGCTTTGATTTTAGGTAAGTTACCTACATCTATATAAAATATTCTTCTTTCAGGTGCTCTAGCAATTCTGTATATTACAACAGCGTCTTCAATCATTCTTAATTGATTGACAGGTTTAATTGCTTTGTGTAAATAAGATAAAACCTGATTTTTTTGCTGGTCTATAAGACCAGAAGGACAATAAGTAATAGCGTCTGTAGCTATTCTTAACCCACCTGCATTTGATGTAGAAGATGGATGTATTCCTCTTTCATTGAATATATAATATTCCTGAAATTTATTCTCAAAGGCAAACGAACTTGGCATACCGTCCGTTCTTTGTTTTCTTATTTCTCTAATTTTTTTGATCTTTCTAGGATCAATATATCTTAATTCTGATACACCAAGTCTTGGTGAATCTTTATCTATAATTTTGTGATAGTATAATCTACCGTCCACATACCATCTTCTAAAGATGTCGTGGCCTTTAATATCAAAATTTAATAACTTTAATACTTCACCAAAAGAATCTCTTATTTTCTTTTTGATTGAATCACTATATTCTATTTTACTTAAATCTAATTGTACAGATTGTTGATTTTCATTTGATACAATTGCCTCAGATATTATATCCTCAATTGCAAGATCACACTCGGGATGGAGTGATACTTCTCTATATCTTCTAATTAAATCTAACTCATTACGAGCAGTAGCATCAAATCCTCCATAAGACGCAAAAAACCCACCAGCGGGGACGGTTTGTGTACCGTCTTCCGCTTGAGGTGGAACTATATTTTGTCTTGGATCGGTTGATGGACTTTTCAGTCGTTCTATCTTAAACCCAAACAGTTCAGCCATAATCTATTTTCTCCTATTACTATTAATACTTATAATGGTATTAACTAGTAGTATTTGTTTCAAAGTATTGGTATCTATGAGTAGCAGTAAAACTTTCTATAGTATTATTGTCCCCATATGATAATGCAATATCATCTAAAGTTGTTGGAAACATTCCTCTAAATGTATATGATTTAATCACGTTACCGTTACGGTCTAATTGGTCAACAAATGAGTCAACTTGATAATCTACAGGATTAACTAATCCTTCGTTATCTGACATATTGTTAATACCATTCAACCATCTTTCGTAAGCATTACGTATTAGGAAGTTAGTATCATTTAAAATAGTAGTAGTCCATGTAGCAAATGTTCTATCACCTGCAACATATAACTCCCTACCTCTAAATGGTACAGCTACTTCCGCAACTGTCATACCTGGCAAAGCTGTTGATGTAGTTAAGAAAGACATTGTTTCAGTCTCCCCACCTACAGCAGCAAATCCAGGGAAAGGCATAGTCACTCTAAATTGGTTAGCACGAGCGCCGCCGCCTCTTAATTTGGCTTTAAAATCATTTATATTTGGCATTTATTCCTCCTACGCTCCCACCACTTCTTCAAAAGCAACACCTGTTCTAGTCGCTACGAATTGTAGTTGTATAAAGTTAATTGATCTATTTGGTTTAACAAAAATGTCTGCCTTAAACTCATTTCTATCAATGACAGCAGCAGTATTATTTGAAGTATCACATACTACTAAAAAGTCTGTAACTCCACGTCTACCTTGTACATCTCTTAAAAATGGTTCAATTATATTTCTAAATTGTGCTCTAGTGAACTCATCATTGAACTCAAATAGTTGAAATTTAGAAGCAGTTGAGATTGCTTTTTCTAAAACGATAAACAATCTTCTAACATTTATTCTATCAAACGCTGACGGAGTAGATAATCCTGTTTTGTCTCCGAACAATACTGTTCCTTGACCTGGTAAAGTTACCACTGGATTGATTCTAGCTCTGTACAACTCATCTCTTTGTGTTTTGGCAGGGTTGAAAGCAAGTTTAACTGCCCCTCTAATTACTCCTCTGTTGAAACCAGCAGGTGAGAACCAAGAGTCTGCAATCATATCTGTTCTTGCAGCCAATCCAGCAATATCTCCATTCAATGGAATATATCTAAACACGTCATTGTATTTGTCGTAAGTATATTTGTAACCACTGTCAAATACAACATATGAAGATGATCTAACAGTATTAAAGAATGACTTAACATTACTTAATTGTGTATTAGAATTAGTCACGTTAACTACGTCTGATCTTTCAGGTGAACAAAATACAACAGCGTCTTTTCTATTTTCAGCAATTGTGATTAAGTTATCTACGTGAGTAGCGCCACCTTTTCCAGAGATGATTAAATTAACATCTACTGTATCAGCGTCATTATATTTTTCATATGCAGTTTTTAATTCAGCAGTTGTAGCTGTTGAACCATCTGCACCATCAACAAGTGATCTACTATATGGTGCTGAAAGAGCTGTGGAAGTTGTTCCAGAAGCTGTACTGCCCCAATTTGAACCAGTTGCAATGTGATCCATCCAGTAAATGTATTGTGATTGATTATAAATTACATCTGGATAATAATTAACGCCACCTTGTGCTGTTTTAGCGTCAGAAGCTTTTGATACTGAATCATAAACTTCTAAAACTTCGCCAGCAGTACCTGTAACACCACCATCTTCATCTATAATTACAATGTGAAGTTCGTCATTTACTCCACTTCTTGTAGAAGTATATGTTGAAGTACCTGGTGCTTTATCTACTAGGTCATAATATTGCCATCTTCTTCTTACTTGTGAGCCATTTGCAACAGCTGTGTGTGTTCCGCCTGTACCTGAAGGGTGTCTTACGAAAGTTAAAGTGTTTGTTGAAACACCAGTAACTCTATATTCGTGCCCACCAGATTCGCCGAAGTTAACAATATCACCTACATTAAAATCAGTTCCTGATGTTAATACGATAGTTGTATCTCCCACTGCTGTTGAAGAGTCGTCAGTTGTTGTTTTATTTGTTTCTTCGTAAGCCGTTGCACTCGGACACGTTGAAATCTTTAAGCTATTACCCCAAGCGCCTGCTGTTCTTGCAGCCCACTCGCCAACGGATGCTGAACCATCGTTATAAGGTCCTGTACTTCCGTCACCTGTAGAGTAATGTTCTGTATTTTTTATTCGCAAAGCTGTTCCGCTTGAAACAGCGTTTACACTTGAAGTGTTTGCAACTCGTACCACTCTTAAACTTGATGAGTACTGTAGAAAACTAGCAGCACTAAAAAAGTATTCAAAGTTTGTAGAGTCAGGTTTACCAAATGTTTCTACCAATTCTTTTTCAGACGCAATAGATACTACTTCATCCATTGGGCCTTGTGAGAATTGTCCTGCAACAGCACCTATAGTAGTTGCTACTGCTGGTATAACGTTTGTTAAGTCTTTCTCTTGTACGAGAACACCTGGTGAAACTTGAAATGCCATATGTTTGTTCTCCTCTTAATATCTTATTAGCTAATAAGTATCATAAATCTCACTTATATTTATGAATAATATAATCTTTACAGGATTTCTCCCTTTCTTACTGTTATAGGTGTCCATTTCTCACCTTTATCATCTACAAATGAATCATCCTCTAATCCATCGTCCATAAATCCAAATGGTGCCATATCTTGTTCTATAGCGTGTGCTTGTTCTTCATATAATCTAGCACGTACATCTTGGTCTGTTAATTCTTTAAAATATCTTTGATTAGATAACCACGAAAATATAACTAAACACATAACCAAGTCATCATTTGTGCCTTCTTCACCTGCCCATCCAGAACCTCGTCTAACAAATGTTGACAATTCTTGTATAATTTCAAAATCAGGTACAATAATCTTATCACTTTCTATAAGTGTTTTTAAGTTTCCACAACCTATTCTTTTTACTTGTTTTGTCATACGTACTCCTAATTGAGTACCTCTTTTAGAAAAACCACCACCTAATATTTGACCTGCTCTACCTTTCATCATACACATTAATAAGTTTCCATATTCTAATTCAAATTGTAAAGCGTCAGCAACTTGATGTCCTATATCATTTACTTCTACACAAACATAAGCATTATTATATTGCCTTCCTACTTTTTCTATTGTGTGAGGAAATAACAAAGGTTTTATTTCGTTATCTCTAAATTTTGCTACTATCTTATAAGGCATTTTTGAAACATCAAATACAACAAAAGCAGAATAATCTCTTACAGTACCTCTAGCAACGTCAACTGTCATTACATAATCTTTTCCTTTTACAGGCCTTTCGTATAAATCTAATCCTGCATTTGAAACAATAGGTATATTGTGAGATAGTAATCTTATTTTTGATGGATTAATTAACGTATCAATCGAACCTACAAACTCACATTCAAACTCGGTAGTAAATTGTGCTTCACTTGTATTTCTTATTGTTTCTTGTTTCCATTTTTCATCTCTACCAGGTATTTCAGTCCAATGTACTTCTACAGGTATATAATCATTTCTTTTATGTATAGAATCATTCCAAAGTTTATAAAACATATTCATTCCATGTGGTGTAGATACAATCATTACTTTGGATTTTTTACCAGATGAAATTGTTGGATAAACTGAACTAAAAAATTGTTCAGATATATTGGCAGGTATGAAAGCAAACTCATCTAGGAATATAATATTAAATGATCCACCCCTAATTGCACTTGAAGATGTTGCAGCTGCGAGTATTTTTGAACCATTTTCTAATTCAAGTGAACCTTTGTTCCAATTTAAAACACCTTGTTGTAACCAAGTAGGTAAATTTTCATATGCGAGTTGAAGTCTACCTAATAAATCTCTAGCAGTAGAACTCTTATTGGCTAATATTGCAACGTTTATATTATCATTAAAGATAACTTGATGTAATAGATAAGCGATGATTGTTGTTGATTTTCCAGATTGTCTTGGAAGTTTACAAATTGAAAAACGGTTATTATGAAAAGTATGAACCATTTTTTCCTGAAACTTGTACATATTAAAAGGTACTAAACCTTCATCAATACTTACAATTTTAATATATTTTGAAATAAAGTATGCAGGATCTTCCATACATTTAGCAATTTCAATTACTTGTTGTTCAGTATATTCTTGCTTTGTATTGGCTTTAAATAGATTAGGATTTCCTAAATATGCTTCACTATTATATTTCATACATCCTCCTTAATCGTATTTTACTTCATCTTGCCAATCAGTCTTTTTAAAATCTTTATCTTCTTTTGCTAATCCGTTTTTGTTTTTATTCTTAAGCATTTTATGTAATTCTGCTGAAGAACCTACAAAAAGAGCTTGTTTAATATTAGCTGTAGTTTTATTAGGTACATCTTTTAAATCTTTTAATTTCTTTTGTAAGTCTTGTAGTTTATCTACCGTTTGACCTACCGAAGTTATCAATTGGCCTGCAACTTCATATGCTCTAGGGTGTTGTCCTTCTTTTGCAATATCTAATATACCTTGTATTGCGTCCTGTCCACGTTCTATAAGATTGTAATAATTTTCTCTACTGTATTTGTAATCATTATCCACATCTTCTTTGTCCTTATCTTCCAATCTAGGAACTGGTGGAGTAAATTCTTGTTTAACTACTGCTTTTGTAGCAGGCTTCACTGGTGAGATACCTAGAGCCTCATTTATTTTGTCGTCTATTGTCATATTGTTCCAAATTATTCAGCACTATCATATGTTGTTATTGTTGTTGTAAATCCAAAATCATCATCAGCGCCAGCAGAAGTTGGATCTGGAACGACCACAATTCGTTCCTCTTTCTTTTCTGTTGTAGTTGTATCTGTATATACATCCGAAATAGCTTCTTTAATAACTTTGCTAGAGTATATAGGTCCATACAAATAAGTTTTTGCAGTAAATCCTAAAGTATAATTTACAGCACGTCTGTTTGTATAACTACCATCATAAGTATCTTCGTAAGTAACACTATTTAGTGTAATCGGTACATCTCTTTTAATTCCCATACTTGGGATTACGTTTATTGTAACTGTATAGTCTGGTTGAAAGTAAGGTAATATTTGTTCAACAATTTGTAAACCACCTTCAGCAGTTGCTGTAAAACAGTATAAACTAAAACTAATATTATATGGAACAGGATTATATTGATAATACATTTTATTAGCGTCTGTAGTATTAACTGCTTTAAACTTTCCTACTCTTTGTAACTTACGAGTAGCGTCATATGTAATACCTGATATTTCAAATCCCATTCTAGGCAACGTAATAGCCATTTCTCTTTTTTCTAAACTAGGCTGTTGCTCTAATCTTGTTAAAAACTTTTCTTTAGGTGAATATGCTAAAGGCACTTTAATTTTTTGTACAACATCGCCTTCGCTATTTGTTCTATGAATAACAATATTATTAAATATTGTACCAAATGATACAACAACTTTTCTTAATGACTCGTGGTAAAATCGTCTTCCAAACATTAAATACTCTCCTCATCTACTTCACCAAATGGGTTTCTTTCAGTAAAGTCTAATATATCATCATCTGTACTTGCTGTACCGAAACCTGCGTCTGATTCATATGTATCATTGTCAGCATAATCTCTTGTTTGAGTTGCTAAATTAAATGTATCACTTTCTAATATTAAATAATCCATATTACCTAAAACGGAATCTGTACTTTCTAATAATGTTCCACCACCAGTTTCTAATAATGCTTGATGTTGTAATAAATCTATAGATAAATCTTTTTCTGCGTCACTAATTTCAGGTATAACACCAGAAAGTTTTTCTGAACTGTACTCAAATTTAGTTGCTCTTAATTTATATACTGGTAAATTTCCTAATTGGAAGAATGGCTCTTGGTCTTCAACAAACTGTATTTCAAAAAACGAGTTCATTAAAGGAACATATATTAAATCTCCTTCGTTAGGTCTTCCTTCTTTAATTAATGTAGCTGCATTATCAACTTGATTTTGCCAACGTCTTTTTGAAATCATAAACGTTGTATCATCTCTTATTTCTAAACCAAATTTAGAAACTAACTCCTGCTCACCTGCAAATCCATCAGTTGTCTCCACATACATTTCAAGTAAATAAGAATCATCAAATTTAGAAAGAGTATCCTCTCCTAAAATTAAATCCTGATTGACAATTGTTCTTGGTAAATAGTAGCAGTCGTGGCCGTAAATCTTTAAGCCTTCTATAATTATATCTTCGTGTAATCTTTTCTCTGCTTCATTACCGATTCCATCGCCGCCTTGAAAGTAGTGATTGACTGGCATAGCATTATCCTATCATATAAGTTATAGGCGTTTCGTATGTGCCTCTTATTTCATCTTCTAATTTTTTAACATCCTCTAATGCTTCTGAATATATTTGTTGACCATTTAATGATACGCCACCAATCATAGCCACACCATTAAATTTTGAAAGATTGCTCCCCCACTGCTTTTTAAACAAAGCAGTTGTATATCTTTTCAAATAAATGTCATTATAAACATCTGTAAATGTTGTTGGGTCTAATTTTCTAAAACACTCAATAACAAGAAACTCACCTACAGATATGTCTGTTTTCCAATCCATATCTACAAAAAGTTTATTATTATATTGATTAAATCTTATAGGTTTCTCTCCTACTAGAATATGGTCTAAAAAATCTAAATGCCTTAATACCATATCATAATGTATAATTGATGTTGAAGAAAAATCGTAAAGGTCGTTTAATCTTAATTGGTATCTTATATCAAATAAGTTTTGATTACCTCTATTAGAAAGAGGAAAGATTCTAGTTACTGCTAATACAGCTTCTGGTACTACTATAAAATTATTTTGTTCGGTCCATGCAGTAGTTACTGAATTTTTAGTAATTGTTGTAGCAGTATCTCCTGTTGGAGTTTTTATTCTATCTACATCTGCTTGGGTAACTTCGTATTTAAGATAAGTACGCTCTACACCATCGTAATGATATTGAGCAAAGTATTGTAAGGCTTCATCTAATCTATCTTCTAACTGATCGTCATCAGCATTAATTTCAATAACTGGTTTGCCTAATGCTCTTAAAGCGTATTGTTTTAACGTTTCTCTCGTTGCTGGTTCTGCCATATAATAGTTCCTTTTTACTATTTATACTATTTATTAACTGTTAATAAGGCTCAATCCCAGTTTACGCATAAATGCGTTATGTAAAAAATAGTTAATTAAGTGATTAATTAAATCTTACGAACTAGTTCCGTATATTGTTTTCTGTACAGCATCGGATGAATTAATTATCTGTAATGACACAGCAGTAGCAAACATTGATGAAACAATGTTAGAAACCGTGTTGTTAGAACAGTTAATAGTTTTGTTCGTAACTGTTTCAGTATTAGTTGTAGATAAGACATTTACGCCACCCAATGTAGCAGTTGTTGCTTCTAAATTAGCAACAATTGTTCCAACAGCATAACCTGTACCACTTGTGTTTACAGTTGTTGTTGGTGCAGCTTGATTATCTTTAAATAACTTCCATTTAGTATCTGAAGCATCCCTAAACAAACCACCATAAAGGTCTTGTGAACCAGATGTATCGTACAACCCATAGATACCAATATCAACAGCATCGGATGAATTATTTCCTGTTGCAAGGGAAACTAATGGATCTTCTACTGCCAATGTTGAAGTATTAACCGTAGTAGTATCACCAGAAACAGTTAAGTCACCAGAAATTGTTACATCATCTGGAAGACCGATAGTTACTGTTCCTGAACTTTCAGCAACATCAACTTCGTTAGTAGTTCCAGCAAATGTCATTGTTCCACCTAGAGCAACTGCTGTAGTATTGGAACCATCTGAAACTGTTATTCCAGAATTGGTTAATGAACCATTAGCAATATTAGATAATGTGTTTGAAGAACCTGATATAGTTTTGTTTGTTAAAGTTTGTGCGTCATCTAAATCAACTAAAGTTGCGTCTGTAACTGCTGTTTGAAACTCAGCTAATGTTCCAGAAACAGTATTACTTCCTAATGCAATAGTTTTATTAGTTAATGTTTGTGCCTCAGCTAGTCCAGCAAAACTTTCACTTTGTAATGCAGTGTTAAATTCAGCTAATGAACCTGTAACTGTATTAGTACCTAAATCAATTGATTTGTTTGTAAGTGTATCAGTTGTTGCTTTACCAATAATTGTATCTGTAGCAGCAGGTAACGTAAGAGTTACAGTTGCTGTTGAAGCAGGTCCAATTACTCTAGCATAGTTTGTACCATTGTCTGAATCCTCATAGAAATCTATATAACCTGCACTTGATGAACCATTCTTTAAAGCACCACCTGTATTAATAATAGGTGTTGTTATTGTTGGTGTTGTAAGTGTTTTGTTTGTTAATGTTTGAGTTCCTGTTAAAGTTGTTACAGTTGAATCGATTGCTATATCATTTGCGTTTGCTGTGATACCTGTTCCGCCAACAACATTTAAAGTAACATCACCTGATGTTCCACCATCTGTTAAACCTGTTCCTGCAACAACTGAAGTAATATCTCCCACACTTACTTGTGTAGCGATATAAGCTTTAATAGATTGTTGAGTTGCTAAATGTGTAGCTGAATCAGAAGCAAAATTATCTTCATCTTTGATTGCTGTTCCAGATACGCCTGTGTTTAATACAGCACTTGTTAATGTTTTGTTTGTTAGTGTTTCTGAACCAGTTAATGAAACAAAACTTTCACTTTGTAGAGCAGTATTAAATTCTGCTAAAGAACCGGTAAG